CCCTTGTTGGCCGTGTCCAGGTTCTGGAAGAAGTACCGGCGCGCCTTCTTGTCCAGCACCGATTGCGCACTGAAGCCGTCATGGATCACGATGTCGGAGCCGGTCACCGCCAGATGCGCAGTACCGAAGCCTGCCTCAAACTCGACAGCGCAATTCATGTTCAGCAGGCCACTCATGCCCGAAACCTTGCGGCTTTTCAGGATGAAAGCGCCGCCGATGTAGTCAAGCGCCCACGTCGAAGATTCCTTGTAGACGATGAAGCTGTCCTTCAGGCCCAATCCATCGATGATGGAGTCCTGCCCCTCTGACAGATCGAACTCACCGGCATCCTGCGTTGCGTCGGCTTCATTCCATGTCGAGGGCAACGCACCGGCTACCGCAAGGCTGGACCATTTGACCATGTACGGCAGGTTGACGCCCGCCTTTGTCAGGTTCAGCGCGATCATCATGTTTTTGTACTGGCGCAGCACCTTGCACGAGGTGTTCACCGGCCACGCAGTCAGATCGACAAACTTGTGCGTCAGGTTCTGGTCCCAGTACATCGGTGCTTTGCCGTCACCAGCATTCAGCACCGGCACGCCACCGAATACAAAGCCACTCCAGGCGTTGACGGTTCCAGTTCGCGGTGTGACGTGTGTCAGGTCGGTGTGCACGCTGCTGCCGCTGGCGTTGGTGACGGCAGCCACCTTGCCAGCGGTCGCGTACAGCCAGTAGCGCGAGCCAGACACGTTCACCTGTAGCAGGTACTGCGGCGCTTCCAGTGGCGCGCCGTAGACCTGGCCCTGACCGAAGAACTGGAGCGCGGCACCATCAAGGAAGCGCACATTCTTCGCACCAGACCACGCACCCAGCGGCAGCTCGTATGCGGGCCGGTCCTTGATGACGCCGATAGAGCCAGCGTTCGGAACTGAGACTTTCGGCATTAAGGCACCTCGTAGGGCTCGATGTCGCCCCAAATGATTTCTTCGGCTCGCCCGACGCCTAGAACGCCAATCGCTTCGAGCTGGTGGAGCCCCGCCTGTACGGCAGGGTTGTTCATATCGGCATACGCGCTTGCGGCCAGATCCTTCTCCAGCACGCGCACGGCGGCAGCAGCCAATCGCACGTCTTGCGTCGCGGTCGGGTCGTCTACCTGCGCCATCTCGAAGGCGATCTTCTCGGCCTGCGTGAAGCGGTTGCGGAAAGCCAGCTTCGTGATGTGGCGGATCGAGTTGGCCTTGAAGTCGTGGATTTCCTGCGCCGTCCAGTCACGTACGGCGCGGGTCGAGACGACGACGGTGCGCGCGGCATCGATGGTCAGCACCTCGTCTTCGTAGCTCTGGTACTTGCTCAGCGCCGGCCACTGGAATTCGAGAGGCCACCATCCCCAGCCGGCGTATTCAGGCACGCCAATCCAAGTCAGGTCGGCGATTTGGGCGATTGGGATTTGCGAGTTTGTCAGAAACTCTGGTACTGGCTCGCGCGTGACTACTCCGTCTTTAACCTTCACGCAGTTGCTGTAGTCGATCATGACTGCTCCTTTCACCAGAATTCGATAAGGGCGAAGCCAGCGCCGCCCGTTCCACTCGTCGCTGATCCACCTGCACCGCCGCCGCCGCCATCGCCTCCATTGATACCTGAGCCTGCCGCGCCAACTGTAATAAGCACTGACGCGATAGAAGTTGTTGGCGGATTGGCCCCGATAGCCCCTGCAGTAGTTACGCCACCGCCACCCGCAGCACCTGATAGGTAGCCCAAGCCAGCGCCGCCTTGACCTCCGGTGGCATTTCCAGCTGACGGAGTCGCCCCAATGCCGCCACGACCGGCAGCCCCGCCACCACTGCCATTTGACGTAGACAGAGCATTGCCGCCAGTGCCCCCATTGAAGTTCACATCGCCACCGCTGCCGACTCCAGCCGGGCCATTGACGCCTGCTGACGCATTGCTTCCGTTGCCCCCAAGGAGTTGGTAGCCGAGGCCCTCCACGACGGTCCCTGTCACATCGAAGCGCACGTTCAGTAGAGTGCCTGGCGTTGCCTTGATGATGTTTGTCCCGGCGAAGCCGCCGCCGCCGCCGCCTGCACCACCACCGCCAGCTACGACTGCCCCACTACCGCCTTTGCCAGTTGCGCCCATACGTGCATAGGTCGCCCAGTCAGGAATGCGAATGACCTGGTCAGTGCGGACGATAATGAACTGTGCCGGGAAGCCAAGCGTGCTGGCGACTGCGGAGGTTATCTGCCGGCGGGGAAGCCCAGGCGCACTGAGCCCCAGAGACGGGCCGTTCTGCGTACCGTATGGATAAGGCATGGTCAGAAGTCCGTGTATTCGGCCTTGGCGACGATGCCGCCAGCCAGCGCGACCTGGGTGCCGAAGTACAGGCGGTCGCCAGACTCCAGGCGCAGCGGCGTCGTTTCGCTGTAGTCGCCGAAGTAGGTCTTCGTGATGCCTGCGGCGGTGCCAAGCGTCTGGGACGGCATAGTGACCGAGTCAATCAGGCGCATGGTCGCGTAGGCGTCAGCAGTCTTGGCTAGGAACAGCACAAGGCTTGTCGCGCCGGTCAGCGTTGCACGCGGCTCAGCGGTCAGGCGAGTGACAATTGCACCATCCGTGCCGGCCTGCATGAGCTGAACTAAGTTGGTCGGCGTGTCCGTGCTGATGTTAGCTACCGCTGCGCTAGCGATGGCGGTAGCGGTTTTCGGGGTCTGTGCGAATGCTGCAATGTTGGTCTTTGCCATGTCGGCTCCTTAAAAAGAAAGTGAGATTGCCTGGGCTTGGGCTAGGCGTTCGGTGTCGCTGTAGATGTCGCTGCGCTTCCAGGAAGCGGCACCGTTGACCGTCGTCATCGCGTAGGACAGTGGCCCGCCCGGCTGCGCCGGCAGAGCCGTGCTGAATGCCGTCTGGTGGACGTAGTCCTTCGATGCGACCTGGTCGTGCGCGATGGGCATCGGGCCGGTGAAGGCCGGGAAGGTGATCTTGAGGATCGACTTAATCAGCCGCAGGTGGTCGTCCCCTTCCGATTTGGGATCGGTTGGGCCGGGCTTCTGCGGATCGAGGTCGCCAATGGAGGTTCCGGTTTCAACGGTCATGATGTGTCCTTATGGGGTCGTGGTATCGGGACGAATGGCGAGCGAGCTAGCCACGTTGCTATCGGTGCCGTTGACTAGCGAGAGCGCGTTTTGATACTTCTGCTCCCACACTTGCAGCGCTGCGGTGTCCTTGGTGTACATGCAGACTTCGCACATGGTCGCGGCGAGGTACAGGCTCGGATGCGCTGCAATCAGCCAGTTCTGGCCGGTCGGCGCGTCAGTGAGGGTGGGAAGCGTGGAGCGCAGTACTACCTTCAGGTCGTATGCCGCATCGGGCGTCGGGCCTAGGTAGATGTCATCGCCAATCACGGTGTAGTGGCGCGGCGTGCCGGTATCGGTGTCGTATCGGGCATTGAACGTACCAACGCCCATGTAATCGACGCTGCCCTGCCCTGGGATCGAGATGGATTGGACATCGGTCGCGCCATCAGGCAGAGCGACGGTAGGGAAGCCAGCCACGGTGGACAGCGTCACAAGCGACTCTTGCAGCCGGTTGTCAACGTCCATGTTCAGGCGGTCTTCAGCAAGCGTCACGAAGTCGCCCACCTTCGCCGCAATGTCCGTGCGGTGGACGAAGCTGGCGACTGCGCCTTGCAGCCATGTGTAGTCTTTTGTTGCCATTTTTTCTCCAGCGCCGTCACGGCGTTAAGAGGTTGATGTTCTTTACAGTCTGCCCTTCCAGATGCGGAAAACCGAGTTATCGGGATTCTCGACCACGGCCTTAATGTGCTTGTCGTCACCCATGAACTGCTCGAAGGTGATACCGCGCTCGTTACAGTACTTCTCAACGATCACGAGCGGGATCTTGGCCGCGTGCTTCATTTCACTGGAGCCGTGGTAACCTTCGTTGTGCAGTGCCTTGGCGTATTCGGCGATGGCGGTACAGTCCTGCGAGCGCCCGACATACAGGCGGTCGTCTTGAGTCTTGAAGCTGGTTGCGAGTTGCGTCATTAGTTCTCCTGTTAGCGGCGTTTGTGACCGCGTGCACGGCCTTTCCTTGTTGACGAAAATGCAGGTGGCGCAGTATGCGGCTCAGACGGTGGGGCTGGAGTCTGAGTAGAACCCTGCGCACCCATGTTCCAATAGCCGTTTGGTGCGCCACCGTTTGGATAGAAACCGGACATACGTCTCCTATCGAGCCACCAAGTGCCGTAGCACCGGCTCGCAGTATTGAGCGACCAGGCCATACCCGGCGTCGTTCAGGTGGACCAGATCGGTGTTATACGGGCGCCACGCCTGCGGCTGGTTATTGGTGCCGGACTCTTTGAATACGCCGGATGCACGCACATCGACAATTCCCGCCGCGCCCATGTCACGCCAGTGCGCCTTGAGAAAATTGTCGTACGCGATCAGCTTGTTGTTCGGCGTGATCAGGTCGCTACCGTACTGCGCGTTTTGTCCGGCGTAGCGCGGAAGGGTGGTCAATAGCACGATCTTCACGCCGGGCATTGCGGCCCGACGCGCAGCCACGTAATCCCAGCACTGCTGGCCGGCGTCAGCGCCGCTGTATGCGGCGTTATTCCAGATCGTGTTGGTGCCTTCCCATATCAGCAGGACGTGCGACTTACCGGCCTCATACAGCGCATCGACCGCGCCAGCGCGGGCCGTCATGCTGTTCAAGTCCTTGAACGTGCTGCCGCCCACGCCCAAATTCGTGACCGTGATCCCGGCCGCCGACAGTAAGGGTAAGCGCTGGAGTTGCTTGGGAAAACTCATGGTGGCCTGGTTGGTCGCGCCATACCCGAACACCAGTGAGTTTCCTTCGCAGATTACTTTGACCTTGCTGGCGTCGTACCGCAGTTTTGCAGCGTGGTCGCGGAACGGGCCCATCAGATGAGCCCCACGGTGTTAGTCAGCGTAAACGCTTGGCCAGTCTGCGCGACCAGGCTAAACCACTTGTTGACCGCGTTGACGGTCGGCCAGTGCGCGATTTCAACGAAGTTTGTCGGGGTGGCCGCGCGTGCGACTTCCGCATAGACCGCCGTGCCGGTGCGACGCATGCGCAAGATATCGCCCTCTGCAGGGGCCATGTTGGCATTAGCGTTGATCGGGCTGGCCGTCGTGTTCGTAGCGTAGATGCCGCCGGTGACGGTCATGTAGATGGCAAAGCTGCCGACCCCGATAGGACCCGACCCGGTGGACTGCAGGCCAAAATACGGGACGCCTAAGCCGATGCCCTCGTACTTAAGTGACATCGAACCATCGACGCCCGCCGCACCGAGCGTTTTGTCTGCGGTGGCCTGCGCGCCAGATGCGGTTGCCGTGTATTTGTAGGGCCCGGTCCCCGATTCGGTGAAGTTGGTCGCGGCCGAGAACCGCGCATACGCCCCTGCGGTCGGCGTAACGCTGTTGGACGCCGCCGACGCGGCGGAGGAACCGACGCTGTTGCGATCCTTGACGGTCGCCGTTACGGCCGTGCCGTTCGGCGCCGTGACGCGGATCGGGCTGGACGCGCCGGTAGCCGTCTGTCCGGTCGAAAGTGTTGCGGTCGAGTCGAGCACCGTCGCCCCGCCGTTGCTGTTGCGCGTGAAGTACACGTCAACATAGCCATCGCCAGCAACAGCCGTGCCGATGGTCGGCGCAGCCGGTACAGTCGCTGCTGCGGCCGCCGTGTAGGTGATGTTCGTCGGGTTCGACAGCGAACCGTTGTTCGACACGCTGATCGTCTTCGCGCCGGTCGATGCTGGCGTGTAGGTGAACGTGCCGCTCGGGCTGGCCGAAGTCAGGGAAACTGAGGTCGGGCTGAACGTGCCGCCCGCGCCGCCGTCGGACGGCGTCACCACGACGGTGCCGGTAATCGTTCCGCCAACCGGCGTCACGCCAACCGTAAAATCAGTCGACGCCGTCGACACGGTGCCACTGGTCGGGCCCGCGAGCGTCACGCCGCTTGCAGGCGATCCAGCGGGCGCGGAAACGCTGTTGGTGATCGCCTGCGTGAAGCCGAGCATCTTGTTGCCGGCCGGGTCGCGCACGTCGCTCACGCCGCCGGTTGGCGTATAGACCACGCTGCGCGCTGCTTCCCCGCCGACGAAGGCGGCCGAGGTGGTGAGGCGGATCTTCGTTTGGTCGCCGAAGTAGACGTCTGCCGCCGTGATCGGGTGGCCCGAAACGACGAAATTCGCAGGCGCCAGCGCGTTCGCCATGTCGAGAACTTCTGAGGTCTGGATATAGATAGTGCTGGGCGCTGCATCGGTCACGCTCGCGCTCTGCGCAGTCGGTGCAATGCTGTCAACCACGGTGGCGCCGGCCGCCTGCCCGATGTAATACCAGACGTCATAGCCGTCGTAGTAGAACTCGACGACGTTGACGATGCCGGCGCGGCTGTCAAAACCGGACGACCCGCCAAATTCCTTCATGCCGGTGAACGTCGGGGTGTTCGTGCCGTCCGCGACTAAGCGCACCTCGACACGCGCGCCACGCACCTTGGTGGCGGCAGGACTGAACGTCATGCCTGCGGCGATGGCGGTCTGCGGCATGTAGGCGCGGCCGGCCGAGTTCAGCGGGACGGCGGTTGCGAATGCGATGTCCGAACCGGACGTCAGCGCGTTCAACAGCGACGCGGACGCCGCGCTGTAGACTTCGCACGAGGCGCCGCCGAACGCTACCGCCGCGTTGTTGTTCGAACTGGTGAGCACGCGCTCACGGGTCAGCTGCGTGGCGCTCGTGATCGTGTATTCGCCGGACTCAAACGCCCCGGTCGCCGGGTCGCGCACGAAAAAGGCGATGCCGGTCGCACCGACGGCGATGTCGCCGGCAGCGATAGCTTGCGCGACGGTGCGAAAACCAGTCGACGCCGACCCGAGCGCGATTGTGGCGGCGCTAGTAACAGTGGCGATCTGCTTTTGCAGGTCGATCAGGATCATCAGATGCCCTCGCCTGGCGTGAAGTACAGTACTGCCGTGTTGCCGGTATCGCAGATCGCCGCGACGTTAGTTGCGCTGCCCTTGGTGAACAACTCAGTCGAGCCGACAGGGATCGGCATCTTGGCCGTGGTGGAACTCACCGAGCCATCGCCAAACTGGAGATAGGCGGTGTTCGGGCCTGCGTTCAGAACGCGGACCACGGAGCTGAGCGAGTCGACGGCCACACGCGAACTAGCAGCGGTTGCGGAAAGCTGTACGGTGTCGGCACCGCTTGGAGCAAAAGTCTTGAGCGTCATGTGACCTCCTTAGAGGCAGCCCCGAAGGGCCGCCGTAGGGTTACTGGCTGACTACTTATAAGTCAGTCCCTTACGTATGTTTGCTATGGCCGTCTTACCGAGGCCATACTTCTTTGTTAGTCCGCGTGTTCCTGGCGGCGTGCTGCGTATGTGGTCAATGACCTCTTGCGGCAAATTCTTGGCCCTGAACTTCTCTGGCGTTTCGCTTCCAAGCCCATTCCGCTGCCGGATTTGCTTGACTACGTTGACGCTCACACCAAAACGCTCCGCAAGTTCCTTCGTCTTGCCTTGGGTCGAACAGATCAGATCAATAACCGCTTGATCCTTAATGATCGCCCTGCCGTGTTCAACGCCGCTTAATGCCCGCGTAGTCCTCCGGCCCTTCCTATCCATATCCAGAACGTTTTCGCTCTGAGTGCCCAACCTAAGATGCTGAGGGTTGACGCATCCTGGGTTGTCGCACTTGTGCATCACAATCATTCCGTGCGCCCCGCTACCCTCCGGGATCTCTCCAAAATGGAGAATCCACGAAACCCTATGTGCCAGCATCATTTGCCCAGCTGGCGCATATCGTTTGCCATCGATCTTCCCGCCAATAACTCCGTATCCTTTGGCGTTTTTGGCACCAGTCCAATTCCAGCAACCGGTATCAGAATCGATGGCAAACCGTTTGAAGAACCGCTCGCTTACACTTCCTGCTCGACTTTCTCGCACAATGCACCTCTCCATTAAGGAATACGGTGCATTATACCAGTTTATCTATCAGGAAATATCCGCGATCAGGCCGTGGGCCTTCGGGTTCTTGTTTTCCAGGGTCAGCTCGATGATGATTTGCTTGCGCTCGCTGTCGCCGGTCTTTGCCAGATCCGACACTTCCCACGGACGCAGCACCGAGGCGGCCAGCTTGTCCGGCTGGAGCAGGAAGATGTCACGTGCGCGCTGCTGCAGGTTGATCATCGCCTTGTAGGTGCCGAAGTCCGATTTGTACACGTCGATGGACGCGGCCAGTTGATCATCAGCGTCCTTGAAGCGGGTCGAGTTGCCGGTGAAGGTCGAGAAGGTCTGCTTCTGGGTGGTGCCCATCATCAGAACAGTCGGACGACCGCCGGCGGCGTACACCTTTTGCGCCACGTCCTTCAGCATCGTCTCGGTGAAGGCGCGCTGGGTGCCATCGGTCTGCGCCACGTTGGTGGTGTAGTTCGGGGCGACATAGCCGGCGCCGCCGTTGACGTTGTCGCCCATCCAGCCCACCAGACCACGCAGCTTGCGCGGCGAAGCGGCAGTCACGTTGTTCTGGGTGAAGGCGTACTCGATGTCCAGCTTCAGTTCCGCCGACTTCTTCGCCAGTTGGTAGTTCATCTCCGACTTGCGGCCGGCCTTGTCCACGGCTTCCTGAGTACCCGACACCGAAGCGACTTCCTTCAGGATCTGAGTGGTGTTCTTCAGGCGCACGGTCGGGGTGACGGCGGTTGCAGTCGAGTCGTCGCCTTCAGCCTGGGCGTTCGAACCAGCAGCGCGCAGGGCGTCCACTTGCCATTCGTGGGTGATGCCGGTTGCCTTGTTCTTGGCGATCATCGAATACAGCGGGGTATCCGACGGGGTGATGCGGTCGATGAAATCGGCCAGGTCTTCGCGGTTACCAACGGCAGATGCCGAGGTAAAGGTATTGGTTGGTGCAGCCATTGTTTTCTCCTAGCGCCTCACGGCGTATGAAAAGGTTTAGTTAGGTCAGGTATAGATCTGCCCAAAAACCGCTGCGGCATCGGCAATCGAGCCGGTAGCAGCGAGCTTCTTCATGGCAGAGGTGCGCCCATCTGTCGGCTTCACGCTCTCGGTATTGCCGGGGCGCTCCACCTTGGCGGGTGCTGCGGCTACCTTCTTGGTAGCTTCCTTAGCGCGGGCCATCAAGGCGTCGTACTCCATCGCCTTTTTAGCCATCAGGACTTGCAGGTGACGCGGCATGTCTGCCGAATCGTCCGCATAGCCTTCCTGCGCCAGGTACTCACCGAGCTTTGCCAGTCCGTCCTTGAGCTTGGCCGGGTCTTTCCACTCAGGCACCTTGGCGACGAGTTTTTCGTGCTGGTCCTG